ACCAAGCAGCAGGCGGCCATATTCGACCCGGCCCGCTACGTCTGCATCGAGGCCAGCACCAAATCCGGCAAGACCGCCGGCTGCATCGTCTGGATTCTCGCCCGGGCCTGGAACGACGGCGCCGAGGGGCGCAACTACTGGTGGGTGGCACCTGTCTACCAGCAGGCCCGAATAGCCTTCGAGCGGCTCAAGGGCCTTCTGCGGCAGTGGGCGAAGCCCGGCCCGCGGACATGGACGCCGCGCGAGGTGGATCTGGCCATCGACCTGTCCACCGGCAGCAGGATCAGCTTCAGGGGCAGCGATAAGCCCGACACGCTCTACGGCGAGGACGTGTACGCCGCCGTGATTGACGAGGCGTCGCGGTGCAAGGAGGACGCCTGGCACGCCATCAGATCCACCCTGACGGCCACACGCGGCCCCATCAGGATCATCGGTAACGTACGGGGCAGGCAGAATTGGGCCTACAGGATGGCACGACGGGCTCAGGCCGGCCATGACGGGATGGCCTACCACCGGCTGATAGCCGCTGATGCCGTGGCGGCCGGTATCCTCGAAGCCGACGAGATCGAGGACGCCAGGGCCCAGCTACCCGATGCCGTCTTCCGCGAGCTGTATCTGGCCGAGCCCAGCGACGACGGCGGCAACCCCTTCGGCATGGCGGCTCTGAGGGCCTGCCAGATCCCCGCGGTGGCGTCGGGTGAGCCGCGCTGGTTCGGCGTCGATCTCGCCAAGTCGCAGGACTGGACGGTGATCTGCGGGCTGGACTCCGAGGGGCGTGTGGCCTACCTGGACCGGTTCCAGCGGGACTGGCTGGCGACCCGGAACGCGGTCCAGAAGGCTATCGGCACCCGGACGGCTGAAATCGACTCGACTGGCGTTGGTGACCCGATCGTCGAGGACCTCCAGCGTGTGGCCCGGAACGTCAAGGGGTTCAAATTCACCGGCCCTTCGAAGCAGCAGTTGATGGAGGGGCTGGCGTCGGCGGTCCAGCAGGGCGAAATCCGGGTGCCTGATAATTGGCTGCTCAGGGAGCTGGAGGTATTCGAATACCAATACACGAGGACGGGCGTAAGATATAGTGCGCCCGAAGGCTTACACGACGATGGCGTCTGTGCCCTCGCCCTGGCGATCCGGGCCAAGCGGCTCGGCACAGCGGCTGACCTGGGGATACGATTGATCGGTAACGAACCGCATGACGAACAAATCGTCTCGGAAACCAGCGATATCGGCTGGAACAGGTTCTAGAGCCAGATGATGATTACCAGCCCGCAGATGCCGCCCTACGACGCGATCTGCCACGTCCTCGGCGGGCCGTTCGACGGTGCCGTCACCGCGGCGAAGAACCTCTACACGATCACCTGCGAGGGCGCGTTCCTGATCCAAGCGGCGACGGAACTCCATTACCACACATACCTCCCGCAATACGATACGGGCGACGACAGGTGGCAACTGGTCTACATAGGCATTACGAAGGCCGACCCCGTATGACGATCGCGGCATAATCTTCAGGGACGAAACGCCGTGAACATACCAAGCGACCACCCGCTGCTACTTGATAATCTGGCGAAAGCCCAGACCGATTCCGAAAAGTTCCTGCGTAGCACGATCCAGCCGTTCGATACCCGCGAATCGGGCAAGGCGCCGTCGTTCAATTACGACCGCGCGATCGACCAATATCGGTCCTGGATCTATGCCGCGATCAACCTGAACGCTACCGCGGTCGCTAGCCTGCCGCTGCGGCTCTACGTACGTCGCCGGCCAGACCGGACGAATACGGGCTACGGAACCGCGCGCGTTCCCGTGCGACGCCGTAAGTACCTGCTGGGCGATAACGGCCATTTCCCGCAGCGAGGTCCGCATCGGGACACGATCCGGAAGCTCGGCTCATTCGGTGACGACTTCGAAGAGGTCACGGAATCGCATCCGGTCCTGGATCTGATCCAGAAGGTCAACCCGTGGTTCAACGGGTTCGACCTCATGCAGCTCCTGGTCATCTACATCGAATCGACAGGCAACGCTTACTGGCATCCCGTAGTCGATCCCGATACGGGCGTTCCCGGCACCGTCTGGCCGCTACCGTCACAGTGGGTCCGCGTTATACTCGATGAGGAGGAATTTATCGCGGGCTACCAATACGGCCGATCATCAGTGCGGTCGGTGCAATTCGACGCTGACGAAGTGATCCAATTCCGTACCGCGAACCCATCCGATGAAGGCATCTATTACGGGATGGGCAAGATCGAGGCGGGCTGGTCCGTCGTCACGCTGAACGACGAACAGCACACGATGGACCTTGCGTTCACTGAGAATAACGCACGGCCCGATTATCTGGCGGTAGTGAAATCAGGAGCGGATGACGCATCGCTCGACCGCTTCGAAGCTCAGGTCGAGCGCAAGCTGAAACACGCGACCCTGAAAGCCGGAAAGTTCCTGACGCTCACCGGCGACGTGTCACTGACACCGCTCAATTTCCCGCCGAAGGATATCACCGGGCGCGAGGATATCGTGGAGGAAATCGCGGCGGTATTCGGCGTACCCGTCTCGCTGCTCAAAGCAAACGACCCGAACCTCGCATCGGCCAGCGTCGGCTATGCGTCATGGAAATCCAATACGGTGCTGCCGCTTGCGAGAATGATCGAGCAGAAGCTGAACGAAGCGCTCCTGCCGCTATTCGGCATAGAGGACGACGCCTGTCTCGCCTTCGATGATCCCGTACCCGAGGACCGGGCGTTCCAGCTACAGGAATCGACGGCGCTGGTAGCCGCCGGCATCCGGACGATCAACGAGGACCGGGCGCTACGCGGCGAGGAGCCGATCGAGGGCGGCGACCTGGTGCGGATCGGGGGCCAGAGCCTCGAGAAGCTCGACGCCGACCCGGCCGGCTTCGAGGTGCCCGGATTCCGACTGACAGCAGGCAGTCAGCGGCCCGGACCGTCTGCTATCGCCGCCACAGTGCCCGCCCGGACGCCCTCGGCCATCGCGGCCCTGCCCGGCCCGAAGGAGAAGCGGCTAAGCGAGGTCATGTGGAAGGCCGACGCCGAGGACGACGTGCGCGAGGACGAGCCTGACGCCCCGCATATCGAGCTTGCGCGGCTGCTAGCGGATATGTTCGACGACGAACTGGCGGCGGTACAGGCGATCCTGCGTGGCGGCTCGACTGTCCGGTCGGCGACCCCGCTCCGGTGGAAGGTCTCCGGGCGGGACTTACAGCAGATCGAGCGGCGTCTCCAGGACTTCATCGCCATCGTGCCCGAGGAGATCGTCCCGGTCATGGAGCGGATGCTGGAGGCGTCTGGCCGGGCGGCGATCAGCGGCCTGGGCGTCGAGGTCGGATTCGACGTAACGAACCCCGAGGTCGTCCGCTGGCTCCGGACCTACGCGATCCGGCTAGCGGGCGAGATCCAGCAGAGTACAGTAGACGCGATTAACCGGGTCGTCAGGCGGGGTATCACGGAGGGCGCGACGAACGACGCTATCGCGGACTCGATATCCGACTCAGGCGTCTTCGACCGGAGCCGCGCGCTGACCATCGCGCGCAGCGAGACCGCTCGCGCATATACGCACGGCACGGAAGAGGGCTGGCGTCAATCCGGCGTGGTCGCCGGCAAGAAGTGGCTGCTCGCCCCTAACGCCTGCCAGTTCTGTAAAGCCGCCGCGGCCCAGTACAGCGTCGGCGCGGTGCCGCTCGGCCGGCCGTTCTACACGCAGGGCCAGACGCTGACGGGTACGGACGGCGGTAAACTCAGGCTCGACTACGACGACGTAGACGGTCCTCCGCTGCACCCGAACTGTCGCTGCTCTCTAATCGCAGAAATGGAGTAACTACATCATGGGACTATACATACAGGATATGGACGCCACGCTCGCCGAATCGCGCGCGAAGCGCCCGGACGGCGACCTCGACAAGGTGTCGCTGAACTACAACGAGATCCAGGTCAATACGCCGGCGGGGGTCGTTACCGTCGCCGGATCGCAGACCGCTGGCTCCCTGGAGCGCTGGTGGGCGAAGCAGCCGAAGACGGTCAGCGTCGCGCCGCCGGCCCCCGAGGCGGAGATCGCGCCGGAACCCGACGAGGAGCCGGTCGTTGATGCCGCGGTCCCTGAACCGGACGCGGAGCCGGATGCGGAGGCATCCTTCCCTTTCGCGGACTCTGGCGGCGATTCCGCCGAAGCCGACGAGCCAGACGCGGCGACTGAAGCACCCGAACCCGACGACGAGGGCGACTAGACATGGACACGATAACGAAGGAATTCAGCGCGGATATGACCGTGGATGCCGGAGAGCGGTCGTTCATCGCGGAGATCACGAACAACGCGATCGACCGGGACAACGAGGTGGTCTTGCCCGAAGGCATGGACGCCACCGATTTCGAGAAGAACCCCGTCATCTTCTGGAACCACGAATATAGCGCGCCGCCGATCGGCAAGGCGGTATCGCTCAAGCGCGAGAAAACCAAGTGGCTTGCGAAGGGCGTCATGGCCTCGCGGCCCGATACGCTACCGAAAGAGGCCGAGTGGTTCCCCGATACCCTGCTGCACCTGATGGATGAGGGCATCGTGAACGGCGTCAGCGTCGGGATCGACCCCACCGCGCCGCCCCGTAACGCTTCCGAAGGTGATCGGTCGCTATTCGGGCCGGAAGTTCAGCGGGTGATCCACCGCTGGAAGATCCTGGAATTCAGCGTCACCCCGATGCCGGCCAACCAGGACGCACTCGTCCAGGCGGTCGGAAAGGGGCTGATCCGGCCCGAGACGGTCAAATCATATTTCGGGATCGACGTACCGGAGCAGGAACAGCCCCAGGAGCAGCCCGAATCCGAGGGTGGAGCGGACCCGCCCGCT